AGTGAATTACTGAAATCGGTTTTTTCCGAATCCAGCAACAAGTCTACACCTCTTAATGAAGTGTATTTCTTAAGTAGATCTTGGTAGGTAATCGTCCTCACATTTTCATCTCATCGTTGTCCCTACGAAGCTCTCTCATGTAGCTTTCATCTGAAGTACAACCTGGGTTTTCAGCTTCATGACGAAAGTAGGTTCGGGCATCATAAACGCCCTGAACTTTCATTCCTTTGGGTAGCTGAATATTTTCGGCTTCCTTGCGGATCCTTCGGGATCTCTCCTTATAGGTCGCTTTCTCACGAATGACAGCTTCCTCGTTTTGCTTGGACATATAATGAGCTAGTTCCTCGTCACTCATTTTTCGTCCACCTTTTCTGACTATTATATTTAAAGACATGATTTATAGATGCGACTAAGGCTGAGACCGCTACGCAGTCCCAGCCCTTGCCATTGGTTAAAATTTAAAGATTAAACTGAGATGATTGATCCCAATGCTCTTGGGTTCAAAACACACAAGGTAAGAATCGCCCTAGTGAGAAAACGCTCACCGCCTCCACCAACATCAGGAAGATCCTGAACTGATATAGGCTGAAGCATTTTGAGACTTACATTGTCATCTTCAGGAATAAGAACTCCCGATTTCTTTGATAATGCGGTAAGTCCCGATCCACTCGTCCTGTTAATAAAAAGGTCAGGAATCACTACGATTTTTCCGTAATCTCCGATGATTTCTACAACAGAGAGGGTCAAAGTAGTACCTTGAATATTTGCATCAAAGTTTGCCTGAGTTCCTCCAACGATATTGGTTGCTCGACTGAATCCAGTAAGAGCATTCATGATCGAACTTCCGCAGAACAAGCGGTAGTTTTGGGCTTTACCTCCAGCCTCGTATATAGACTGAACAACAGTCCGAAACGCACCTTCGGTGAGAGTTCCTGATCCGTGTCTACTTCCGCTTACCGATCTAAATCCTTGCTTTGCAGTAGTACTGAAAAACCCACTAGTCGATGCTGGATCTGTAACATGAAGAAGACCTGACATTTTTGAGCCAGCAGTAGAGGATCCAGCAGATTGTACATTAGAAGATCCGATTGCACCTTCTATGTCAGTTTTGAGCTGGGTCAAAACCCTAGCTTTTGACGCCGCCAAAAGTGAGGTCTGTGGGCCACTTACATCGATAGCCTCTGCGATAGGACTAACACTCGATTGTCTCTGAAAGGTTTGAATTAAGTTTCCTAATCGTACGCGATTTGCAATTTCATCTGTGTAAGAAGCAGAAGGAAATGCTAAATCTGCTCCATCGATTGGAGGAGTTCCAAATGATGGATTGTCGAGAGTATCTGCAATCCAGCTTGTTTCGACCGCTTTTGGCGCGGCTGATTGTGGGAGAAGAGAGTACATTGGAGTGTCTTCGGGTGCGACACGTTTGAGTTGGTTGCTGAGGTCTTCCCTCGCCCCCTGAACTGAAGTTATTCCGTATGATGTTGCTTGAGCCATAGTAGTATAAAAGTTTGTTTGTTAAGTTAGAAATTCTGCAAATTGGCGGACTGATACATTGCCTTTTCCTAGAGCCTTTTCTTTCGCTTTCTGCTGTCTAACTTCCTTCGACTGAACTGGTGGAGCTACCGCTCCCCCTTCATCAGGTGGTGGGCTTTGAGGTTTCTTAGCTTTAGGTTTTGTTTTCTGTTCTGCTTCGATTGCCTCAATTCCTTTACATAGGACTCCAGCTACAAAATCTCCATTTGGAAGGTTATCCAAAATCGTTTTGTATTGAGGAGCTTGCCTGATCTGAACATACCTTTCATATTCGGAGCCTTCGGCTTCGTATATGTAGGGAAACATTTTGGCAGTATCTTCTGCCCAAGCTTGTTTCTCTTGTAGATATTTTGCCCTTTCGGGTATCCGTTCTGACAAGTGATCTTCAGCTTCAGTTAAGATGTTCCGGATGTCCTGATCTTCGTATTCCTTGCCGTCAATTTCAACATAGTCACGACCAATGTTTTGCATTGCCCACTTCTTTGCTGAAAGAGCCTCTTTTCTCAGAGCTTCCAAATCCTCCAAAGAATTTACTTTGTCTAGAGCTGGTTTCTGATCTTCGGTCTCTTTTGCTGGCGAAGACTTTAATGATTGGATCTCTTCCTTTAGGGATTGTACTTCTTCCTCTGCTCCTTTTGCACGAGCGGTAAGACGTCCAATCTGCTTAATAGCTTTTGATAATCCCTTTGGTTGAGGTTCATCCGATTCCTCTGTTTCCTCTTCTTCAGATTCATCCTCGGTTTCGGTGTTAGACTGGGAAAGAACTTCTGACTCCTCTTCTTCCGCATCTACGACTTCTGTTTCCGTAATATCATCTGTCGCCTCGGTTGAAGACTCATTCGCGTTGGTTTCAAATTTCTCCATAAATGAAGAAGCAAAATCCTCCAGCGAAAGATTGGTGTTAGCATTAGTGTCTACTTCGTTTTCAGCGGAAGTCTCGCTGGTAATATCTGTATTTTCCATAATTTCTGCGTTTAACTGGAGTTCGCACTCTCTCTACGAGCGGATGCTCGTCATTACTCAGTATGCAGAAATTAAAGGCTCAAAGCTCAGAGTTGAAATATTGACGAAAAATTAGGAAAGTGGTTTGTTGGATAGATGAGATTTACATTAATCATTCTTTTTATAACTACATTCATGATTGGCTGTATGTCGGAACAGCAAAAGAAAGAAAATAGCCAAGCCTTTTGGCTCATGATGGAGGAGTCAAAACAAGCCAAGTCAGATTTAGAGGCAAAATTCGTCGAAGGTGGACTTGAATCACTTTTTAAAAGAAGATTTGGAAATGAGGAATCGATAACACTCCGTGAAGTTATTAAATTTATTGAATACCACTTTGAAGACGAAATTAATTACGCTGTTCGCCAATCTTATCTTAGTCACTTCAAACTTTCTGAACAAAGAAATCGTAGGATGACCGATGACTTAATTCAAATAATGCTAGATGGCGCAAAAAAATCTGTTGATAAAACTGTCTACGAAATTGCCAAGGATTTAGTTAAAAAGGGAGGATTCCTTTAGATGAAAAACAAAACTATCTTTTTTTTCGTTATGCTTATAGTTGGGTGCGGAGAAAGTGATAGGGAGAGACCTGATTATTACGAAAATGATTACGATTGGGGGTATGAAAATGGAAGCGATGATGGATACTCTTCAGGCTGGGACAAAGGGTATGAACAAGGTTATCTAGATGCAAAAAAGGGGAAGGGTCAAATTAACCGATAGATTCACTCCGACTCATAAGTGAGTGATTTGATAATCCGATCAACGGATGCAATTTCTCCACCTAGTCGAGCTAAAGCTTGGGGATTTTCTAAAACCTCAGGCTGGTGAAAGTCATTAATTAAGACTTCTCTTTCCTTGGATAGATTTTCAAGAATCACCTTAAAATCATCGTTATGCCTTAATGCTTTTACTGCTTCTGCTAATGTCATTTTTATTTGTTAGGAAATATGTTTAAGGCTATTAAAATTAATATGAAAAAGTTTTTTAAAAATCCTTGGATGAGAATTTGGTTACTTTGTAGTTTTCTGTGGATAGTAGGATTTAATGTTTGGTGTTATTATAGTTGGGAAAAAACAGCTTCAGTTGCTAAATTATTACTCGCTCAACAGGAAGAAGCTGGCGTAACTTATTCACGGGAGGTAAGCTCGGAAAATAGGATTAAGTATGATAATTATTGGCTATTCTATGTTGCTAAGGGGAGCTTTAGCTTGAGCTTTAGTGTACTCGACTCACAATTTGGAATACATTGGTTCTATATATCGTGTTTTGGCCCAAGTGTGGTTGGTTTAATTTTTATATATGGATTGCGGTGGATCATTGTTGGTTTTAAGTCACAGACAACTTGATCTGTTTATAGGAGTGATAGTTATTTAATAATTCTGTCATACCGCTACAGATGCTGGGATATTTCCAGCAGTAGTTCCTAAGGCTCCAGTTCTAGCGTTCTCTTGTTGCTGAATCATGAAGGTTAACTGATTGGAATATTTCTCCAGCCTAGCCTTAAACTTTTCATCTTGTTGGAGCCTAGCTTGAATGTCCTCACCACTTATGTCTTCGGTTCCTTGCAAGTATTGCTGGATAACTTGAAGTCGTAATTGTGGATTTGCATTTTGCTGGGGAGCGTTGACTACCTGACCGCTAGAAATCTTGGCTATGTCATTGGAAGTCTCGATAATTTCTTTGGTCGAAGCTTCTTGCTGAGGTATCAACAATTGATCGGATAAATTCGGATCAATAGCATCAATGAATACTCTGAGGTACTGGTCAAATCGGCTAACACCCTGACGATCAAATTGTGACATAATTTTACCAATCATCTCTAGCTTCGAGACTACCTTCTCCTCGTCATTGTTCATCGAGTTAAATGTGAGCTGGAAATCGTAGATCGATGCCATTTCATCCATTATGATATTTTGACCACGAGCGTTCTGAGTGACTCTGAACCAAACCTCAGAATTATAGCTACGATCATAAGCCCACATCTTCTTGAGAACCTGGGAAAAGCCGTGAAGAAAATTGTTCACCAAAGACTGACGAATCAAGTTTGCTTCGACTGCATCAGCTTGACTTGTAGCTCGTCCGGTAAGCTTTTCAGCCAGCTCACGGATCTGCATTTCAACAGCCATGTTATCTCCACTTTGAGGGGGGATTTCCATGTACCCAATATCACCGCGCCTTCTGACTGGAATTTGACTACCAGCTCCGATCCTCTCAGGACGCGTTCCGATTCTATATTCTAAAGGAGGACAAGTTGATAGACTTTCTCGGTCTTTTCGCGCGTCCATCAGACTCTTAACGCAAATCTGATAACTGCGAAGGATCTCAGGGTAACCTCGACTATCAAGCAATCTGCGAGAAAGCTGTTCTCGTGTTATAGCTACGAATGGATACCTACCCTCATCAGCAGACATAGTGTAGGTTTTACCATAACCCTCTGCTTGTTCGCTGAAGCAAGTGTAAGTGCAAATTGGTATTCCATCTTCATCAATCTCTTTGCGGTAACAGCCGACTAGTCGGATTAATCCATCATAATGGTCAGGAGCGTTGTCACCATACATAGTAGCCTCTGAATAACCATCGTGTTTATGATCATAGTCTCCGGTCGTATTTGTGATCACCTCATCGACAAAGTCTGCATCGAATCCATCAGTCACAACTTTCTCTTTTAGTTGCTCCGGTGAGTAATAGTTAACTGTGTAAATTGCTCTCGCACTTTCAAGATCGAGAATATTTGAATCAACAATTAGATCTCTGCCTAACTCGTAGGCTTTAATTGTCGGTCTGTTAGTTATGACCTTTTCTTGTGGAATCTCAGCTTCACCTTTGGAAGCTAAGTCACGAACCATTTTTCTGACTCGCTTCTTGGAAAGATTAGGGAAGGCGCTTTGAACAAGATCCAAAGCGCCTTCCTTCATGTCGGGATCGGTTATGGCAGAACCAAGCTCAGGAGAAAGGGCTGAAATCTCCTGAAGTGTGATGGGTTGTAAAACCCTAGTCACTTCCCTACGAAAATGTACGCCTAAAAAACAAAGTCCTTGTTCCAGCAAATAGTTGGCAGCAACACCTACTTCTCTTGGAAGTTCGTCCATCGTAGACATCCTCCATCGCATGAATTGGGTGACGATTGCCGAAGTAGTAATATCATTTGATTCAACTGGTGAAGCAATGAGGTTACCCTTGTTAACTGAGGATTTCAAAAGAGCGATGTCTCCATCAATTAGTGGTGATACTAAATTTGGTTCTAAATCGCTGGCTCCTTGCCAAGGAAATGCATCAGGATCCTCTTTTCTTCCAGTCTTTGACTTGCCTACCCAAACATTTCTACGAATGTCCCTAGCTTCTTCTGCAAGGTCTAAGTGGTAAGAAAGGTTATGCCTACATCTGTCAAAATCGCTTTTGAGAAAATCGATGTCAGGCTTCGTTTCGTGTTCATAAAGTTCGTTTTCTAGTTCTGCCATATCTTTCACTTTGCAGAATTATCATTCAATTTGCTCAAAGCGTCTTCTTCGATTCTTCTGATGGTATCATTTGAACAACCGCAGTAATCTGCTATTTGGGTTCTCGTAAACTTTGGGAACGGCTTATCGAACACCCAGCAATACAAAGTTGTTTCAATGACTAAAGATTTTAACATAGCTCCTATTCTTTCTTCAGTCTCTTTTCTGCTCTCAAATCTCCCGAAATAGTTCTTCATCTGATGTTTCAATCCTTTTAACTTTCAATGGCTTGTCTAAAAAGTGGTTGCCGTTAGCCCTAACAACACATTTGGAGACATTGTCGAAGTCGCCAAAATGGATGAATATGATCCTTGGATTGGGGCATAATTTGTAGACCCACGCTTTGAGTTCCTCACCTTGTAGCTTTTTATCAGCCTTTAATATTCTCCCTACGCTGGCAGTACTTATTCCTAGATCCTTAGCGATCTTGGCGTTAGTAGCTCCATCAGCTTTTAGCTTTAAAACTTCCTTAATCTTGTCTCCTGAGATTTTCATTTTTTAATTACTAAACTGATTCTTCTTGCGATCCACTCCATGACATGAGCGGTGATGCCGTTACCTAACATCTTGTATCTTGGGCCATCTTTAACCTCGATGACCTTACCCTTCTTTACCCATTTGTTATCAACCAACTCTAGGTCTTCTCGGTACTGTGTGAAATTGTCAGTCAAGCCCTGGAGGCGTTCAGCCTCCAATGGAGTGATTCTGCGAACGATCAAATCATGAGCGACTGCGTGTTGGTCGGCTCCGGTGAGAGTATACTGAACTCCCTCATCGCTTATTCCTAATCCGTTAGTATCAGATTTTTTGTTTCGTCCAATTGACTTTCCAGCAAGAGCGACCGCATGGCAAACAGCTCCATAATGCTCTTTACATT